TGCAAGGCAACCTGCCTGATATCCGTGAGGCGATCGGGTACCACGACAAGGCAATTGCCTTGGCCGGTCTCGCTCATTTCCTCAACCTCGAGGGCAGCGGCGGGTCGTACGCCTTGGCCTCGGTGCAATCCGACACGTTCGTGCAGGCAGTCCAAGCCATTGCCGACATGATCTACGACACTGCCAACATGCACGTCGTCGAGGATCTTGTCGACGTGAATTTCGGTGAGGACGAGCCCGCGCCGATCCTCGTGTTCGACGAAATCGGTTCACGCCGTGACGCTGTGGCCGCCGCGCTACAGCAACTCGTTGCCGCCGGAATCCTATTCCCCGACCGCACCCTCGAGGAATCGGTGCGGCAGTCGTACGGCCTGCCGGCCAAACAGGTTATTCCCAACGTGCCGACGCCCGCCGACAAGGCGCGTGAGGCCGAGAAGGCCGCCGAGCCTGCGCCCGTTGTGGATCCGGCAGCCGACCCCGCCGATCCTACAACCGGTGAGCCTAATACCGACCCGACCAGCGAGGCAGCATGACCGAGGTTCACGTACCGCAGGCGGCACCGCTACAGCGCCACGCCAATATCGAGCTGATGCACGCCGGAACGTGGGAGGCGTCAACGGGCACACATACTTTCACGACCGAGGATTTCGCCTCGGCTGTGCAGGCTGCCCTCGACTGCCCGGCGGTGCGGCGCCCGATACTCAAACTCGGACACGTCGACGCCCGGTTCGACGCCGAGCCATGTATCGGCTACGTCGACAACCTGCGCACCAACGAGGACGGCCACAGCCTCGTCGGGGATTTCGCCGGTATGCCCGGTTGGCTCACCGGTGAGGTCATGGCCTCGGCCTACCCCGATCGCTCGATCGAGGGTGAATGGCACCATAAGTGCGCATTGGGACACGACCACCTGTTTGTCGTCACCGATGTTGCGCTACTTGGCGTTGCGCCGCCGGCCATTGGCACGTTGTCAAGTTTCCAAGACATGGCGGTTTTGTACGCTGTGAGCAATGAGCCCGAAACGGAAGGTGCCACAGTGCCAACAGGCAAAGTAACCGTGACCGCCTCGGCGCGACCTACCGTCGTCAAGGCAAGTGTGACCAGTGAGGATATCCGGCGCGCGTTCTACGAGCGACCGGAAACCGGTTGGGACGCATGGCTGGAAGAAATTCAGCTTGCGCCCGAGCTACAGGTCATCATCCACGACGACCGGACTAACGCCCGGTCTCGACTGCCGGTCATTGTCGACGAGGCTGCCGACGGCACCGACGCTGTGTCGTTCGGTGACGCTGTCGACGTGGTCGTGCGTTACGAGGACGTAGCCGCAACCCCCGAGGCTGTGGCCGCTGCTCGTGGCACCAACGCTGAACGGGTCGTGTTTGCGTCCCGTGATGCATCCCGCAAAGTCCAAGCATCACAGGAGGATCCCACCGTGACCACACTTTCCGAGGCAGTACGCGACAAGCTCGGCCTCACCGACACCGACGCCGACGACGACGCGCTGATCGCTGCGCTCACCAACGCCACCGTTGCGACCGAGGCACCCGCAGAGCCCGAGGCACCGGCAGCGCCGGTTACCGAGGCTGCGCCGTCCACCGGCACCGTGACTGTCGACGAGACCGAGTATGCCAACCTGCGTCGGCAGGCTGCGCTCGGCGCCACCGCGCACGAACGCCTCGTTGCCGACGACCGCCGACAGTTCCTCGATTCCGCTGTGCGCGCGGGCAAGTTCGCCCCGGCCCGCCGTGGTCACTACGAGGCCATGCTGTCTGCGGATCCCGAAGGCGCCAAGGCGCTGATCGACGGTCTGGCACCGGGACTCGTCCCCGTGTCCGAGCAGGGACACAACCACGGTGACGTGGCCGCAAGCGCAGGTAGCGCGGATCCCAACGAAGATGTCAAGTTCAAGAATTGGAGCGTGTAACCCATGAGCGGAATCACTCAGGTAACCAAGACGGGCCCACGGTCGTACGTCCCGGCCTCGGGCACCGTCGTGCTCGGCGGGCAGTTCGTCGAGGGTCGGGCCAATGGTCGGATCGGTACCGCCGCAGCGGGATCGCTCAAAGTCCTCGGCGTGGCATTGTCCGACGCACAGTCCCCCGAGGGACTTGCAACCGGCAGCGCGACGACCGTTGTCAACGGTCACCCGACGACCAACTTTGCACAGCTGCCGACGGTCACCGCCGTTGCGTATTCCGGGGCCGAGGTTCCGGTCACGTACTCTGCGGCAGCAACTTTCGGTGACGCACTCGTGTGCACCGCCGACGGCAAGGTTGCGCCCGCAGGCGCTACCCCCGACGCCCGCACCATTGTCGGCAAGTGCACCGAGCCCGCGGGTGTAGCCCTCGGTGCCGTCGGTCTCGTCCGTATCGCCTGATCCTCGGCTAGCCGAGACCGAAACCAAGGAGTACAAAACACATGGTCGTTTCAAGCATTGTTAGCATGGGTGACGGGCCACAGATCACTGTGTCCGATATCCAGGGAAACCCGATGTGGATTCCCACCAAGCTCAAAGAACTGATGGAAAATCAGTTCATTTCCGAGGCGTTGCTGCGTAACGCGGGATCCAACCCGACCGGTGTCATTGCATACCGTGAGGGCGACCCGACGTTCCTCGAGGGTGACGTTGAGACCGTCGCCGAGGGTGGCGAGATTCCGGTGTCGCACATCGGCGTCGGTACGCCTCGGTCGGCGTTCGCCACCAAGCGCGCCTTGGGCGTTCGCGTCACCAAGGAAATGGTCGACGAGAATCAGCTCGACATGGTCAACAAGCAAATGACCGGTCTGCGCAACACGTTCATTCGCGCCAACGACCGTGTGGCTCGGGCACTGTGGCTGTCCAACGCAGTCCCCACGATCCCGGTCACCACGGCATGGGACGAGACCGCAAGCACGCCGCGCTCGGACATTGCGCAGGCAATCGACACCGTCGCCACCGCAGCGCCGACCGAGCCACAGGGCGGGTCGGACGACGAGTACTACGGGTTCCAGGCCGACACGATCGTCATGCATCCCGGTATGCGCTCGACCCTGCTCGACAATGAGCAGATCCTCAAGGTCTACAGCGGCAACATTGCCGATCAGTCGATCCTCTACACGGGTGCACTGCCCGAGACGATCTACGGTCTGCGTGTCCTGCTGTCGTATTCCTTCCCTCGTGACCGCGCACTCGTGTTGCAGCGTGGCGTTGCCGGGTTCTACTCCGACACACGCGCATTGCAGTTCACTTCGCTGTACCCCGAGGGTGGCGGCCCCAACGGCGGCCCGACCGAAACGTGGCGTTCCGATGCTTCGCAGAAGCGCGCCCTCGGTCTCGACCAGCCCAAGGCCGGCGTCTGGCTCACCGGACTGGTGACACCGTGACCGAGTACCGCCTGATCGCCAAGGAATACCGGCAGGCCACCAAGCGTGACGAGAACGGCAAGGTTCTCGTCAAGGCTCGGCACCGCCGGGGTGACGTGTTCTCGATCGTCGACGACCTCGAGGCCGCGCGTCTGATCCGTGCGGGCGCAATCGTTCCCGCCAACGAGGACGACGACGAGGACGACGAGCAGGCGCGTATCAACGCCGAGCTCGACGCAGCGGCACGGGCAGCGCAGGCCGAGGCAGACGCCAAGGATGCACAGCTCAACGCCGCACCGGCAGACACAGGGGCACCGGCAGCCGAGCGCGTGAAGCGACCGGGCCGCAACGCCACCCGTGAGCTGTGGCTCGAGTACGCGCTCGACCAGCCCGACGTTGACGTTGAGCTTGTGAACGCAGCAACCAAGGCCGACCTGATCGAGCAGTTCGGAGAATGAGAGACGAGGGCACGCCAACATGACACGATTCGTTGAAACCGCAGCGATCGAGGACGGTTGGCGTGCTCTCTCTCCCACCGAGAAGCATTGGGCCGAGCAACTGCTCGACGCCGCCGGTCTGTGGATCCGCAAAAAGGTCGAGGGCGTAGCCGAGGACGACGAGGCGGCACAGTTCGTTTCGATCGACGTCGTTCGTGGCGCACTCGCACCGGGCACGCAGCTCGGCATGTTGTCGTTCTCGAAAACGATTGGCCCGTGGTCCAAGTCGGGGACGCTCGTCAACCCGCTCGGTCACCTCACGTTCACCGATTTTCACCGGGAACTGCTCGGTATCTCCGACGCCTCGGTGCCGCTGTACGACTTCAAAGAGCAGGATTACTAACCCATGGCTTTCGGTGAGACAGTGGTCGGGCGTCCCGGCGTGCGGATCAATCCCACGACCGGTGACCGCGTACAGCTGCCGGGCGATCCCTACGAATTGACCGGTTGCATTGTCGCGCCGGGCAGCTCGGGCGAAACCCTCGAGGTTGCTCGGGACGGGGATTGGGATTCCGTCACGCTGTACGTCAACGATCCCGCACCACGCCCCGTGAAGCGCACCGACATTCTGGAAATCCGCGGTGAGGATTACGAGGTGACGGGATTGCCGCCACAGTGGATCGACCCCGAGGGTGAAACCGATATCGGCGGTCTCGTGATTCTCGCAACCCGAGCCGAGGGATAGCCCATGGCCAACTCACCACGCCCCAAGGTTTCGATCAACCGCAAGACAGTCGCAAAACTGTTGATGGGTAAAGGGATCTACGACGCCGTGAATCAGATCACCGACACCATTGCGGCCAAGATCCCCGGTGAGGCTCACACGTCTCGCTACAGCACGGATCGTCGAGCGGGCAGCGTCACCGTACCGACCGAGGATCAGGCGCGTGACGGCGCACTCACCCGTGCGTGCGCTGCCGCCGGCCTAGAGTTCAAACCGTCATGACCACGCCGCAGCATTACGAGCCACCGACACCGGATCGGATCGTTGCCGATTACGTTGCGACAATGGTCAATGCGCCCGCCGTCGCAGGCGTGGCCCTCGACCCCGAGTGGAAACGCGGTGGTCCCCCGGCACTCGTCGTGTTCGACGACGGGGGAACGTACACGTGGCCGATCCTGCTCACCACGCGGCTACGCGTGACCGTGTGGGGATCCGATCGCAGCACAGCTCGGGGCATGGCCTCGTGGGCGCTCGGTTTGCTTATGGCGCAGACGATCCCCGGCATTGCCAAGCTCGACCAGCCAACGACGATCATCGACGCCGTCGACAGTAAGAACAACGGCAACATGGCGTCGTTCACAATTCGCGCGCGGGCTCGGATAGTCCCGGTGACTCACGCGCCATATGTACCCTAAAACGCAGGAAACAACAGGAGGCACACGCCATGACACGTGACCCGAGCAAGGTCAATATCTGGGTCGACGCCCGTATCTGGTTCGCGCCGGGTAACGTCGCACGGCCCGCGCTGCCGCTCACCGCGGAAACCGCAGTCACCGAAACCGATTGGTTCGAGCTCGGTATCCTCGACGGTGACGCCGGTATCGGTGAGGAACGATCGAACGACGAGACCAAGCACTACGGTTGGGGTCTCGGTCTGATCAAGATCGGCAACAAGAATTTCGAGCTCACCCGTACGTTCTCGTGCCTCGAGGACAACGAGCAGACTCGTAAGATCCTGTGGCCCGGTTCGTCCGAGACCAAGCTCAAGATGCCCAAGCCGATCGACGGATTCCTCGGTTTCGAGACCGTGTCGGATATGGGTCTCACCGAACGCCTGTGGACGATTCGCCCGGCGCGTCTGTCGCTGCCGAACAACGCCCGCAACGAGTCCGACATTACCAAGTTGGAAATCACCTCGGCACTGTTCGCTGACGGCAGCTCGGACATCTTCGATCGACAGGTCTCCGAGGCAGCCTAAGGCAGCCACCAACCGCCCGGCAGTGTTCGCGCTGCCGGGCGGTTTGGCTAGACAGATAGGGAGTGCGGCACCGTGCCCGTAATCACCGAGAAGTTCAAACGCCTTGACCAAGTGGCCCCGTCGCGCTCGGCTGTGGGCTCGGTGTTTTTCACCGTCAACGAGCGCCGGTACGTGACCGACGAGGATTTCGTTGTCGAGCCCGTGCGCGTGCAGTACGACCTCGTCGGCGGCGTGCTCACCACAGCCGACCTCGTGGCCGGCCCCGCCGTTGTGCAGATCGGGTTTTCGGGTCCGACGTACACGATCAACATTCCCGAGGCGCCGGGACCAATTCGCCTGTGGCCGTTGATCGACGCCGGGCTGCCGACGCCGTCCAACGAGCCCGGCCTAGTTCGTAATGCGGGTGGTATCGCGCGCATTGCCAAGATCACCACGGCGCAACTACAGGCCGGTGGCGGCACCGACCCTGAAACGCTATTCATCGAATTTCCGAACTAGGGAGTAATCACCATGGCTGTATCGGCCAAGCTGTACGGGCTCGCATTCAAGAGCATGATCAACGGTGAAATCAACTACACCGCGCACACGATCAAGGCCATGCTCTGCACGAGCGCGTACACCCCCAATCAGGACACGCACCAATACAAGTCGTCGATCACCAACGAGGCGGCGGGCGCAGGCTACACCGCGGGCGGCGTGGCCTTGGCCGGCAAGACGGTCACCTACACCCCCGGCACCAACACACTGATCCTCGACGCCTCGGACACGCAGTGGCCCGACTCGACGATCACCGGTCGTTTCCTCGTGCTGTACGACGACACGCCGTCGACCGACGCCACCAAACCGCTCATTGGTTACATTGATTTCGGGGCCGACGTGTCGACGACCTCGGGTGTATTCACGAGCGTTTGGGATGCTGTCGGAATCATCGGGTTCACCACGGCCTGATGTTCAATCGGGGCCAAACGGCGGTTGCGCTACACCTCGACGGTAAGCGCGCCATACGAGCACATCTCAACGGGCAAGTCGTCTGGGACGGCACCCGTGGCGCTGTCGTATCCATACCTATCGCAATGGCCATGGTTACGGCACTCGTGCCGGGGATTCACGCAGACTCGTCGGCCCCGGCCCCGATAATCGCAGTGACAGCAACGGCGTTCGCGCCTGCTGTCATGGCCTCGTCGAACGTGCATCCCGATACACGGATCCAAGTCACGGCAACGGCGTTCGCGCCGTCGGCCACGAGCACGGCCACGATTGCCGCGCCGTTGATCATGGCCGAGGCCGTGGTACTGGCACCGATCGTGTCCGAGGCATTCGACCGCTCGATCGTCGTTCCTCGGATCGACGCCACAGCAACGGTGTTCGCGCCTGCGATCGTGGGCCACTACACGGCGCAGGTGCCACTCATGGTCGGCAGCGCCGAGGTACTGACACCGTTGATCACGGCAACCGGCGCGGCAGTCGTCAACGTGCCCATGATCGCTGCCAATGCAACGGTGTTCGTACCGGCGGTCAAGTCAACCGTTGCGATCGCTGCGCCGCTCATGTCGGCCTCGGCTACGTTGAACGTGCCCGAGCTACGGCGCGACGGAAAGATCACGGCACCGTTGATCACA